GTTGCAACGACTTGGGTGATTGACAGCCTCGATCATGTTATCATTAACGACTTGTCTGGCACAGGTACAACATATAAAGCGCAGGGCACTCTACTTAGCGGGTGGCGGCTTACCACATTTATGAACTCAATCCTTAATTACATATACACGATGGCCCTCGTAGGTAAGGCACAAACTACGCTTAGATCTGTCCACAATGGGGATGACGTCCTACTAGGGATTGACAACTTCGTTAGAGTTCGTGACATTTCTAAGAAAGCGAAAGAACTCAACATAACTCTGCAAAGGTCGAAGAGCTATTACGGCGGTATATCCGAGTTCCTCCGAGTTGACCACGCTCGAGGTGAGACTGGACAGTACCTTGCTCGTAATATATCTACGCTCATGCATAGTCGTATTGAAAGTAAAATAGCTCTATCGGCAAGTGATGTTGTTGAGGCGATGGAGGATAGGCTGGCCGAGTACGTGACTCGAGGCGGATCTTATAAGATCGCGAAATCGCTTCGAGAAACGTATTATGCTAGGATATCCCAAGTTTTCAATACACCAGAGGCAGTGCTCTGGACAATAAAAAACACACATTCTGTTTGTGGAGGCATCTCTAGAAGGGGGGATGCCGAAATCAAGTATAAGGTAGTAACGGAAGGAAACCGTGCTTCAGCTGAACTCGAAAAGGGTCTGCCTGGGGTAACGGATTATGCAATGGCATTGATCCGGAAGTTACAAATCGACTTGAGACCACAGGAGGTAATAGATCAGGTTTATAGCGCAACTATCAGGGCTGTACAGATGGTTAGGAAGAGGGTATCTCTTCTTCCCAACAACAACATCCAGCAAACAAAGATATTGCGAGGACTGTATAAGGCTCATGCCGACGTAGAAGACAAGGCAAGCTACGGTAAAGCAAAAATGGTAGGCTTTGCTATCGACCTGATTTCTAAAAGATCTAACTTCAATCTACTTGCAGCAGTAGTGGCTAACACACATGACCCACTCGGACTGCTCAAGATATTGACGTGAA